CTTTTCTTTCCATCTCTTTGGCTTGTTGAACAATATCTCTAATTTCATCCCATTTGTTCAAAGGAATAAAATCTATTTTTTTATTGAGTTCATCTACCAACCATTCTACTGCTGTTTGTTTCATTGTTCTTGTTGTTTAAAGTTGCAATCCTTCTGGATATTTTGTTTTTACTTTTTGGATTTCACCACCTTTTGATATAGTAGATTCACCACAATTTTTACATTTTGTATTAGGTATAACATTTTGATGATAATAAAAATCATCATAACTATCCATACTTTCATCTATATCAATATGATTACAGAATTCGCATTGATACTTTCCTTGAAAGTCTCTTCGGTGTTGAGTAATTACTTCAATTAATTTCATAGTTCTTGTTGTTTAAAATAAAGTGTCAGGGCTTTTGTATTCAGCTACTTACGACTACGCAATCGGGGAGGTGTTGGTTATCTACTCCATCTCCTGACACTATCTTTCATTGTTCTTGTTGTTTAAAGGTTAGTTTTTTCTAATTCTGCAAGTAAAGCATCTGCTATCATAACAGCAGCATAAGGAACATTTTCAGCCATTTCAGTTGGGATATTATGTCTACCTGCAATTGCTTGAACTGATAATCCTGTTGCAATATGTACAGCAAAATATTCTCTTTTAGTCAAGCCTTCTTGATGTGCTTCATTTACTATTCCTGTAAATGCTGGTTGTTTTCCGTTTTCCATTCTATTCTGATTTAAAGGTTTCGTTGTAGTATTGTTCTGCATCATTTTTAGATGTTAAAGAAATGCTCCCTTGAATATAAGCATCCATTATCTGCTCTTTCTCCATTTCTTTGGCTTGTTCAAGTAACTCATCTACTGTAGCCCAAGACATTTGTAGTTCATGTTTATTTCCAAAACACTCTAATTGTTTTTGTAACCACTCTACTGCTGTTTGTTTCATATTATTTTTATTTATTCGTGCAGTAAATCGCACTATATTTTACAATTCTTTGTTTTTCTTATTTACTTAAATTAAATAGTGTATTTTAACGCACTTATTGTCATATCGTTTTCATTAATAGGTTATAGTATTCGCGGCATAACTCTACGCGTTCTTTTATTTTTTCAATTACGGCTTCGTCCCTTCGAATAAACCAATACTTTACCCTTTTATGTTCGGGTATGTGGTCAAAAACGTGTTTACTTTCTACTTCTTTTCTTAATTCCGTGTTTTCTTCGATTAGATTGAATTTCCAATGCGCCCTCCTTATTTCATCTTCTACCATTTGAAATGGGGTATTGATTAGGCAATAAGCTAAAATGCTTTCTTGTTTTCCCGTTAGCCACATATACCCTTGGAGCTGATAAAAATAGTCCTTATTAGGAACTTCCGTCTCAAACCAAGGAAATGTTGTAGCGTCCCAAGAACATTTAACGTCTAATAACACTTCGTCCGTGTTTACGTCGGGCGTTCCCTTAACCCAATCGTTTTCGAAAAACTCGTAATTCTTGTAAATGAATTTATAGTTTAACACCTCGTTTACTAATGCTATTCCGATTTCCTCTACCTCGTTACCTTTATCCGTGTAACGTGAACTAAACTCTTTTTTTATTCCGTATTTTTCTTCCAATACTAAATCGTGAACGTAGGTTTTAGCCGTTTCCGATAGCACCTCCCCCGCTTTACGCGGGGTTGCCATTATTTTACCAATTTGAGAAGCCCTGACTTTCATACGTTTTCAAGTAATTTAGCCTGAGCCGTTGTTAATGAAAATTGAGCGTATAAATCTTCCTTAGTGTACTTGCCCTGAGCAATAGCTTCTAAAGCCTTCCCTAATCGTTTATCGTCAATACTAGGCTTTTTTGGTTCGTCTTTTACTTGTTCACCGCTTGCGTCCGTGTCTTTGTCCGTAACTAAACCGAGCGCGGAACTCAAAGCATAACGCCTAAAGTAAGTAACACCGCTGCCGAATGATTGGTAATCGTTCATTCCTTTTAACGTAACTTGCGGTAGTATTATTTGGCTTTCTATATTTTCTCCGCTTTCAATGTGAAAAACAAGCGTTACTAAATAGCTTAATCCGTCTTTTGATTGCAACAACTGAGTAAAGCCTAATCCGTGTTTGGCTAATAGCGGGTTAATCTTTTCAAAGATAGCGGGTAAATCTGCGTAACTATACCCGAAGCCTTGTGTGCCCTTGTGAATTACGGGTACTTCTTGTTGGAAGGCTGCCAACGATTTAAATAAATTTTTCATAGCGTATAAAAATTAATGTGCGTTAACTGAGCCGCACCCCTCGTTTAGTTAATTATAAACAGCCTGTATTAATTAATTTTAAAATAGCATTTGTTGATTTTAAAACTGAATTATATCTATAAATTTTTTCATTATAAAATATCCAAAATGAGCCATCCTTATTTATTCTATTTGTAGTAAACCATCCTAAATTATCATTTTGGAAATCTTGCCCTTCGATTATTGATTTTTTAATTTCTGTTTTCATAGCGTTTTCGTTTTTAATTATACACAAATGTAATACTTATTTTTTAATCTGCAATACTTCGATATAATTAATTTGTTAAAAAATGTTAAAATTTATTTATGAATTCTTGAATAGGCAACAAGATTCCTTTACTCGTATTGGAATCCCCGCCGTTTACGTCTCGTTTTGTTCCTATATATTTTCTGCAAAGTTTTTTTAATTCGTCTTTTTTTATCATTACAAAATGCGATTCACTAAGCCAATAACACCACCATTCCGCTTCGCTTGTGGCTATTCCCGAACGTTTACCCCTACTTTCGTATTCTACGAATATATTTCCCGTTTCCAAGCATTTAAAATCGCGTTTAACTTCTATTTTTTGTTGGAGTAATTCGCTTAATTGGTTTTCGTATGTTTGACCTACCATTAAATCAAACTTAAAATCGTTATTGAAATTCATTTATTTTTGATTTATAGCGTTTAATTATTTCGGTTAGTTCGTCCCGTGTCCATTTCTTTGTTTCGTAGGCTCTAGCGTGTAATTCTATTAACCTATCAGCTCCGATTCTTTTTTGTATTCCTAATTGATAATAAAGTATATTTCCGTGTTTATGTTGGTTACACGTTACGCATTGTCCGTGTACATTTTCTTCGTCAAAAGTTACCGACTTATGCCCTCCCATACTAAAGTAATGCCCCGCGTCAAATTTTGCGCCTAACGGCTTTTCGCAACTTACGCAAGGTTTATCCTTATCGCGTAATCGAATGTACTTGTTAAACGTTATTTGAGCCAATTTAAGGAGTTCGGGTAAGGTTTGCAGTTCGTCTTTCAATACCTTCTTTTTTTTCTTCCATTGTTTTTCCTTTTCCGATTCTATCCATACCTTTACGCAATCGGATTCTAAACAATATTTTTGATTAAATCGAACGGGAGTAAATACGGCTTTGCAGTTTTTACACTTCATAAATTTAGATTCTTTAAGATTTTATAAAGTACATTAACCACTATTGAATTACCTGCTTGTTTATAGGCTTGTGAATCCGAACAAGTCCAAATAAAAGAATCGGGAAAATCCATTAATCTAAAACATTCGCGCGGTGTTAATTTTCTATAAATGTTGTTTATGTTCAAAAAAGTTCCACTAATTGAAGCGGAATATCTTGTTGTTATACATCTAACTATTGGTTCATTTATACCTGTATAAGTTCCAATTTTTTCTAAAATATAAAAAATTCCTTTTTCAGTCATATTGTATTTTTTATCTACATTAATTTCAAGTATATCTTTTAGTAGTTTGGTTAAATGTTCTTCAACAGGGAATCTAAAGTTGTTGTCTTTATCGTCTCGGATTCCAATTAAGAAAACGCGTTCGCGGTTTTGTGGTACTCCGTGTTCTTTTGCGTTTAGAACTTTCCAATATAAATGGTAAGGTACTGAATCTTCGTAAGCAAATAATACGGGTAATCCATTAACCGATTTACCACCAAGTAAATTTACCCATTCGTTAAATGTTTTTCCGTTATCGTCCGAAAGTAATCCCTTGACGTTTTCAAATATAAAATACCTCGGTTTGTTTACCTGAATAAACTCAAGCGAATTAAAAAATAGGATTCCGCGTTTATCGTCTTTTCCTAATCGTTTTCCTGCTAATGAAAACGCTTGACAAGGTGGCGAAGTCATATATACATCCAAAGATTCTTGTGGTATTTCGCGCTCGTAAACATTAGTCGGATAGTATTCGGGTTCTCCGTAGTTTTCAATAAATGTTTCGCGTGCGTATTTATCAATATCACAGGCGAATACTTCCTTAAATGGTTTTCCTAATCTTAATAAGGCTTGGTTAAATGCACCAACTCCGCTAAAATCACTACCAACTTTTAACATAACTTATAAGTTTAATTTTTTAATTTATTTATAACTCCGTGGTTAACGCTTTTATTTCGTTTTTCAGTTCTTTATTTTCGGCTTTTAATTCTAAGCATAACCGTTCTAACCTAAATGCTGAAGAATTTGCAAACCTTAGTTCTTTTTCTAACCCGTCAATTATTCTCCGTATTTCGTTAAGGTCTAACAACGTGGCTTCCATTGATTCGATTAAATCGGTACGGTGTCCGTTTTTTGCTTTGATTTCGTCCAAACTGCTTTGTACTTTCGTTGCGGTGTACGTGGTTAATACCTTCCCTTTTAATATCGTTAAATCGTCCATCTTAAAAAGGTAAATTTGATTTCTTTGGGTTTCGCATATCTCTTAATGGATTAACTCCGTAAAGTTCAAAGCCTAAACCACTGTTCCAATCGCATAAAAGTTGCTCGCCAATTCCCGTTATTTTTCCTCCCGTTTCCGTATCCTTTACTTTTTCAATCGAAATCATTGTTTTATACTTCATTTGTTCGTGTTTTATTAGTCGGTGAATTACTAACATATCGTCGCATCTATTTAGAAAAGCCTTACCTCCTTCAATATGGTCTTTTAATGGGGGTTTTAGGTGTCCTTTCCATTCGCCTTCCGTGTATAGATTTCCGCTTCGCCCGCTTTCCGTGTTTGGATGCGTGTTAATGTAAAGCGTTATTCCCGTTTTATTGACAAACTCCCGTGCTTTATTCATAAAAGTATAATTGCCTTCGTAACTCATTTCTCGGTCTAACCCCGTAAAAGGGTCTATTAACGCTACATCGCATTCGCTTTGCTTAAATACTTCCAAAAGTTCCAACGGCTTGTAAAGTTTAGAATTATCCAGGAAGATAAAAAATTGCTCAATGTAGGTTAGGTAACTTTGTATTTGGTTATTGGTTAGATTCTTGAATGGTTCGCCAGCATACATCTGTATTAAATCTCTTAAAATTTGTCCCTTTTGATTTTCACCGCTCCACAAACAGAACTTTAATCCGTGTTTTAATGCCAGGCAAAGGAAATACCAATTAATCCAATAAGTTTTACCAACGTTATCGTGTCCCAAAATTATATTTACTTGCTTGCGTTTGAATCTTAAAAAGTTATCCAATACGCAATCAATACCTAATCCTGCTTTTATCTTACCCGCTTTTAAGTCAAGTAAGTATTGGATGGAATCGCCTTGTTTAGTCAGCATTTGAATAATCTTTAGTGTCCTTAAAATTTAACATCTTTTGCACGTAATTGTAGGTTAACTGCTCTTCGCTTAGTTCTTCTTTTTTAGGTAGCTTATCCCAAAACAAACCCTGCCAACCGTTTTCTATTGAATTATCAATAACAAACTTACATTGTTCTTCCGTAAAGTTTTCCATTTTAGCCAAAATAGTTTCCTGCGTAGCCTCCTTAATTGGCTTCTTAATTTGTTTTCGGTATTCTATCCACCTATCCAAAATAAGTTCTTTTTCATTCTTTATATTTCTTATACATTCTTGTTTGTGTTCGTTTGGTTTACTATTTGGTTTATCATTTGCTTTTCTATTTGCTTTATCGTCTGTTTGGTATTCTTTATA